CAGGGCGGTCGAGCCGGCCAAGAGATTCATCAGCTTCATGAGACGACGGACCAGCGAGATTGGAACATGCGTTGCCCGAAATGTGACGCGCTCCAGCCATGGGTCTGGGAACAAGTCAGGTTTCCAGACGACGCCAAGCAGACCGGATCATGGGATTTGTTGAAGGTGACGAACGGCACGACCTACGAGTGTGCCTCATGCCAGGAGCGGCTGACCGATAACAATGCCACGCGGATGGAAGCGAACCGACGCGGCGAATTCGTGGCCACGGCGTCGAGCACCAATAGCGGATATGTCGGACTCCACTGGAACAGTCTCGCGTCGATGAGCTGGGGAGAGCTGGCCGTCATGATGATCAAGAGCAAGGAACAGGCTGAGGTCTACGGCGACGAAGAGCAGCGTCGCATCTTCAAACAGAAGCGGCTGGCTCTGGCATGGGCCGAAGAGGGAGGCGAGATCGTGAACATCGCCGAGGCCGCCAACTACAACTGCGCCGACGACTGGGAAGGCGAGTCGGTCATCACGCCGAAGGGCAGGGTGGTCGACCGCGACGGAGCGCCTGAAGGTTCGTTCCCTTTTCGTACGGCTGGAATCGACGTCCAACGCGGCCACTTTTTTGGAGTCGTTCGCCGGTGGTCAAGGACGGGGCATAGCCGTCTCAAGGCCTTCGCCAAGATTGACACCTGGCAGGACGTCGAGGCCTTCGTCAAGAAACACGCCGTGCACCCGGCCCTTGTCATGGTCGATTCCGGAGATGCCGCGACTGACGTCTATCGGCAGACGGCCATGCGCGGCTGGAAGTGTGCGAAGGGCTCAGGCAACGAAGACTTCAGCGTGACGACGAAGGACGGGAAGACCACCCGCCGATTCTATTCGGATAAGCAGAGCATCATGGTCCCCGGCCTTCAGACGCGAGCCGTGCTCATTGTCTGGTCCAATCTCGCCGGCAAAGACCTGTTGCACGGCCTCCGCTCCCGCAAGGTCTTCACCTACGCCCTCGACGCCGGTCAGGATTACGTCGAGCAGATGAACGCCGAGGTCCGCGTCCGCGATCGTCGTACGGGAAAGCCCATGTGGCTGCTTCCCCAGGGGAAGAAAGACAACCATGCCTTCGACTGCGAGCTGCTCGGCCTGTTGGCCGCCGTCCGTTGGGGCATCGTCGGCAAGGAAACAACCGAAACCGACTTGCCTTCCGCATGAACCCGGGGAGACTGAATACAAGCGGCGGCGCCGATGGTTGCGGGAAGGAAGAGACTCGCGGCGTGGACATGGGCGTCGCCGCCCCTATCGTTGCCAATTCCCGCAGGTAAAATGGCTCAAGGACTATTCATCGGCCTGACGGAGTGCGAATTGCTCGAGATCAAGGCGAAGGCTTTGGCCCTCATCATGGACGGGAAGACGCTCATGAGCTACGCCGATTCCGGCTCTTCCGCGACGAAGGCCTTCGCCCTTCCCCCGAAGGAGATGTTAAACGAGGCGATGTTCGCCCTGAGCCGTCTGGACCCGTCGACCTATGGTCGTCGCACGACCATGATCCGTACGCGCTGGGATAACCGCTTCGACTAATCTATGGCCCCCCGCAAGAAAATCCCGACTGTCAGCCTTCGCAAGAAGCCGGCGAAGCCGTCGGTCCGCAAGGATACGCCGAAGCCGAAGGCCGCTGGCTCTTCCGGCGCTACCTTCAACAGCCAATACAGTGGCAACCAGTGGGGAAGCACAGTCCAGACCTATGCTCGACGCGTCATCTACGCTCCGCAGCCTGACGACATGCGCCGCGACTTGGCGCCGTGGGACCGCAACGAGATGGTCAAGAAATGCCGATGGGCCGAGCGGGAATCCTCGCTCTTCCGTTCCATCCTGAACGACCTTGTGATCTACGTCTCGGGAGACGGCATCAAGCCGCAGTCCCACGCAAGCGACCCCAAGGTCGCCCGTCAGTATGAAGAATACTTCGCCCGCGAATCCAAGCGCATCGACGTATCCGGCAAGTCGTTCGCTCAGTGTCAGTCTATCCTGGTACGGGCGATGGTCCGAGACGGCGACGCGTTCGCCCTCAAGGTCGTCAACGGCGACCGGGCACAAATCCAGATCGTCGAGGCCCACCGATGCGGCGACCCGACCGACGCCGACACCCCGGAAGATTGCTGGGACGGCATCGGCTTCGGGAAGTTTAACGAGGTCCGATACTACAATATTTACCAAGCCGACGGCTCCTCCCGCAAGGTCGAGGCTCAGTCGGTCATGCACATCGTCGACATGGAGACGGCCTCCGGCTCCCGCGGAATCCCCGTGCTTCAGTCTGCCCTCAACGCTACCCAGGACGTCAAGGAGATCCTCGACCTCGAACGCAGGGCGGTCCGCGACAACGGGGACGTGAATCGAGTAATTTTCAAGGGCTCAGGATTCCTCGATGAAGAAGCGGCCTCAGAGATTTCATCGAACCATGACTCCGCCTCGAACATCGCAAGCCAGATGGGCGGCAAGGCTATCGTGCTCGAGAGCTCAGATCGTTTCGAGTCCTTCGAAAGCAAGCGACCAAACAGCACCTTCGTCGGATTCCTTGCGGCGCTTGAGAAAGACATTTGCTCCATCCTTCCTTACGAATTCGTCAAGGACGTGACTTCGGCGGGCGGAGCAGGGGTTCGCCTAGTGACTGCCAAGGCCGCCCGGGTTTTCGGGAAATATCAGAATGTGCTTCTGGAGACCTTCTGTCAGCCGACTTGGGAATACATCATCGCCGACGGCATCGCTCGCGGCGAATTGCCCGACGACCCCCGCTGGTGGTCTGCCTCTTGGACTACTCCTAAGAGCGTGACTGTCGACGCCGGCCGTGACGCGGCAAACGATCGCGCCGATATCGAGATGGGCCTCATGTCGGTCAGCGAGCTCTACGGCCAGCGAGGCCTCGACTTCTCCACTGAAATGGAATTGCGGGCGAAGGATATGGCCTACATCCAGAACCTCTCGAAGCAATACGGCATCCCGTTCGAGCTGCTCTTCCGCCCGACCAATACGCCGCTCGGTACTGTCGCCCAAGTCGACCAGGCTGAACCGCTCCCCGGCACCAATCTTAACAAATAACAATGTCTCGCTTCTTATCGCACGCACTGAAGGGCCGTGAGCCGATGCTCATCGACCCGGCAAAGGCCCAGGACTTTTCGGTCATGGCCGAGAAATTCGGCTTCACGGATATGCTCGCCCAATTCTTCGGCGTGGCCCCGGTGCCTTACATCCAGAACGGCGTGGGCGTCATCCCTATCGCCGGCGTGATCGGCAAGAACCTGAGCCCCATCGAAAAGATGATGGGCGCCGTCGACGTGAACGACCTCTCCATGGCCGTCGACCTCTTCGCCGCCGACCCTGCGGTCGAGAAGATTGCCTTCAACGTCTCCTCCCCTGGCGGTACTGTCACGGGCGTCGAAGAGCTGGCGAACAAGATTCGCGACCTCGAGAAGCCGACCATGGCTTATACCGACTCCGAGATGGCTTCCGCCGCTTACTGGCTAGGCTCTCAGGCCGACCGCGTCGTCGCGAGCCCCTCGGCCACTGTCGGCAGCGTGGGCGTCTACATGGCCGTCCCTGACATGTCGAAACTCTACGAAGACTCCGGCGTGCGCATGGTCGTCATCAAGTCGTCTGGTTCTCCCCTGAAGGGCGCCGGCATCGAGGGCACGTCCCTCTCCGACGAGCAGATGGCCGACCTCCAGGCTGGCGTCGATTCCATTCACGAAGACTTCAAGGCCGCCATCCGATCCAAGCGAGCGATGGTCGCCGACTCCGCCCTCCGCGGTCAGGTCTTCTCCGGCAAGCAAGCCGCCGCCCAGGGCCTCGTCACCGGCCTCGCGGATTCCTTCTCCAAAGCCTTAGCCTCTTTCTAACATGCCCCGCATCTTCACCGACATTGACGATACCATCCTGAAGGACGGCCAGCCCGTCCAGCGCGTCATCGATTACATCGACGAGACCGCCGAGGAAGTCGTCGTCTTGACGAACCGCCCCGAGTCCGACCGCGAAAAAACCATCGCCGACCTCGCCGCCATCGACTTCGAGTACGCCGCCCTGATCATGAATGACTCCGGCGCCGAGGCCCCCGCCTTCAAGGCTGGCGTCATCAAGGCCGAGCTCGACGCCGGCCGCCCGGTCGACCTCTTCATCGATAACCGCGCCGACACCCGCGAAGCCGTGGCCGCTCTCGGCGTCGAAGTCATGGACCCCGCCGACGTTCCTGACGTGGTCGAAGAAGACGCCGTCGAAGAGATGCCCGTCGAAACCCCCGTCGCGCCGGAAGCCAAGGTTGCCAATCTCGGCAGGTTCAAGATGACCATCGAACAGCAACTCGTCACGGCCGCGGCCTCGCTCGCCGGTCTGACTGCCGAACGCGACGACCTCCGTGCCACTGTCGAGAAACTCACTGTCGGCGCCACCGCCGAGCTAGAGTCCCTCAAGGTCGAAGCCGCCGCCAAGGACGCCAGCATCGCCTCCCTCACGGAAGCGCTCAAGGCCTCCGAAGCCGCTCTCGCCGAATCCCTGGCTAAGGTCTCCGAGCTCGAAGCCGTCAAGGCCAGCGCCTCGAAGGAAGCCGCCAAGATCGTGGCCTCCTTTGGCACCGAGCCCGTCGAGCTGCCGAAAGGTGACTCCCCCAAGAAGATGAGCGCCGAAGATATCAAGGCCGCTTACCTCGCTCTCCCTGCTGGTCAGGCCCGCATCGCGTTCTTCAACGCGCACAAGGCCGCTCTCATTTCCTAATTTCCCTAACCCTCCCTACCTAACTCATACCTATGGCCACTGTCCTCCCTACCGCCCCGGCAATCCTGTCTGACTACATCGTCCAGACTGTCGCCGGCAAGCTGCCCATCCTCAACTCCGTCTCGACCAACCTCTCGGCCTCCGTCGGCCGCGCTGGTAAGACTGTCTTCGTCCCGATCATGGGCGCCGGCACCGCTTCGGAATTCAACAAGACGAGCAACACCCTCGCCACTGTCGACGGCGCCACGATGAGCAACAGCTCCGTGACCCTGAAGCACTTCAAGTACGTCGACGAATTCTCCCCCCTGGACATCCAGGAATTCGGCATGCAGTACCTGATCAACGCTTACGCCAAGACCGCTGCTCAGGCCATCGTCGACAAGACCTGGGAAGAAATCGGCTCCGTCTTCACGACCGCCAACTTCGCCACCGAAGAAATCGTCGCCCTCGCCGACTTCGGCTATGACGACGTGACCAACGCCCAGTTCCTCCTCGACTCCGCCAAGGCCGGCCAGCCCCGTTCCTTCCTCGTCGGCAACGGCTATCTCAAGAGCCTCCGCAACGACTCGAAGATCTACGGCTCCCTCAACCCGAGCGCGAACACTGTCGTGACCACCGGCAACGTCGGTCAGGTCGCCGGCATGGATATCTACCAGTGGAACCAGATCCCGAACATCGAGAATCTCGCGGGCGTGGCCATGGGCCCTGATTCGCTCCTCGTCGCCACGGGCGTGCCGATGGCTGAAATCGCCGGCTTCACCTCCAGCGTCGCCACCTCCGACTCCGGCCTGTCCATCCAGGTGCTCGTCGGTCAGGCTGAAACGGGCAACATCCGCTGCATCGCCCAAATCCTCGTGGGCGCCGCGAAGGGCCGTTCGACCTCCCTCGTCCGCTACGTCACCGCTGCCTAATAGCGGCCGACATGAAAACGAAGGGCTCCGCAAGGGGCCCTTTTTTTGTGCCTGTTTGCCAATGGTCGCAGGTTTAAGATGAGCCTATACGCTGAGCTGTTGCCCGATGCGAAGGAGATGATCGCGGACTTCGGCGTCGCCGGTTCGGCCAACGCTGGAGCGATTACATTCAAATGCCTCATCTCCGACCCCGCCATCCAGACTGTCCTCGAGGCAGGGGGGTATTGTGAGCGGACCCAGTATAGTGTCCGCCTACCCGCCGCAACGGCCTCCTGGAGCCTCCCAGATGGCTCTACGGGGGCATCTACGGCCATCATCACGGGAGGCTCAGTCATCCCCAGCCTTGCCCAGGGGAAGAAGATTGTCGCCGGCGGCCGAGATGTACGAATCACGACCCAGACCTACAAGCCCGGTTCGGCGTGGGTGACCCTGCTCGTCATCGACGATAACCAGTAATGGCCTCGAAGGTCTTCATCGAGCCGAAGTCCCTGGCTCAATTCGTGGAGGCCTGTCGCCAATTCGCGGCCGGCATGAAGATCACCATGCGCGACGCCGTCCTCGAGCAAGCCATGCTCGCTTGTCAGGACGCGGCCAAGTTTACCCCTCCCATGACCAAGGGAGGAGGGAACGGCCTAAGCCCTGGAGCGCACAAGGCCGGCATGAAGGCCGTCGCCGGCGACATTACCAAAATATTTACCGCGGCGAACGACTCATCGAGCAAGTCAGCCACGGGCCTGATTATCAACCAGATTGCCTTTGCGGTTAAGTCGAACGACATGGGGGCATTCACGCGCCTGATTAACGGAGGCAAAGCCCTGAGCCAACTGAGCAGCCGGAACATCCTTTCCAAGATTGCCCAAGATGCGGATAAGGCCCGTGCCTTCGCCAAGGCTAAGAATTACCTGAACCGGGCGACGCCCATCAAGAACGAGTACGGGACGCAGGGCTTCGTCACGAACCTGCGCTCAATCCATGACCAGGTCAAAGGTCGCTTCGGGGGCCGCATCAAGAAGGGTCAGAAGGCCGTCTCGGCAAAGCTCCTCGTCGAGAACAAGGGCGACCTCCAAGACTACATCCTGAAACGGCAGCAGATGGTCGGAGCCGTCAAGTCAGGCTGGGCTAAGGCTCTGGCCAGCCTCGAGCGTCCGAAGGATATGAACGGCCAGCAGGGCGAACCCGGTGCCGAGCTGCGGAAGGCCACATGGGTGACCTTGCATTCCAGCGTACCCGGGTATAATAAGACCGCCTTCACCGATAAGATCGCGGAGGTATGCGTGACTAACTCTATCGGCAACATCAACGGCATCGCCGACCAAGCCGACACCCTCGGCCTCGTCTTCGGCAACCGCGTCAAGCAGATGCCGAGCATGGTCCGCTATCGCATGCGGAAACCCGTAAACAAATTTAACAAGAAATAACCCATGGGCACACGTTCTATCAGGCACATCATCGAGGCGAATCTCGCGGCCTATCTCAGCGCACAGTCGGGGCTCTCCGGCGTGCAGATCCTGACGGGGGACAGCGCCGTGACGCAGACCCTCCCGAAGGCCGTCGTCTTGTGCGACTCGGCCTCGACTCCTGGCGACCTTCCCGAAGGCCTCGGAAACTACTCCTGCTCGGTCCGCATCACGCTCTTTTCGAACGCCGACGATACGACCCTCGCCACACATCGCTCCCGCTGCGCGGCCTTGGCCGGCAACATGGCCGACCTCGAGTCAATTCAGGCCGTCTTTGTGGCCGATGCCGACGCCCTTTGCTACGACGTCACTGTCAGGTCGGAAGACGAGGGCATCGACGAACGCTCCTGGGCGACCTCTTTCGCCTTTGATGTGCTCGCCGTCCTGTCGCCTGTCTAAGGGTTGCCAATGGTCGCAGGTTTAAGATGAGCGAAGTAAACAAAGGCGTCGTTTGCCTCTACGGAATCGGCGCAGGCCAACAGGCCAACCTCGTGGTCCAAAGCTACTCGGTCGCCTCTAACTTCAACAACACCGGCATGGTCGTCGACGAAAGCGGCCGCACGATCACGGTTCGTTATGACGACCGACACTCCGAAATCAGCATCGAAGGCGTGGCCAAGGCCACCAGCATTCCGCAACTCGGAGCAAAGCTCGAATTCACTGTCAAGACGGCCTCGGCTTATCCGGGCGGCGTCGCTTCGGTTTCGTTCGTCGGAGTCATCACGAAGGTAGATGACCGCGGCTCTTCAAAAGGTTTCGTCAGCGTCTCGGTGACTGCTGAGTCGTTCGAGGATATCGCCTACTAATTGACTTCCCTGAGAAGGGACTAGTCTAAAGGGGTGGACCGCCGTTTCCTGAATAGTCATGTAGACCCGGCTCCGTTCAAGCTGCTCGGTCGAACCTTGTACCCGTGGTGTCTCAAGTACCGCGTGCGTCTGCTGGCTTTTAACTCCCCGCTGATTACCGGCTCCCGCGGCGTGACTCCCGCGGATCTCATCTTTGCTTGCCAGGTCTGCGCCGAAGAGCGGCTAGGAGAAATCGGTTGGGTGGATAAACTCCGCATCATTCGGATGAATGATAACCCCGCTAAATTTGAGCTCATGCTCCAGGCCTTTGCTGGCTATGTCCTTTTGGATAACTGGCCGAAATTCTGGGAACAGAGCAACAAGAAGAGCGGAGGAAGCAATAATATGCCATGGGTAATGAGCATCATCGCGAACCTGATTGCCAATAATATTGACGAAAAGCGGGCGTGGGAGATGCCGGAGTGTCAGGCTATTTGGTACAACGCGGCCTTCGCCATGCGGAAGGGCGTCGACGTGGCGATCATGTCGCCCGAGGAGGAAGCCTACATCGAAGAAGAGCTGCGGAAAGACGCTGAAGCGGCCAAGGCCTCCGTTGCCAATCCAGCAGGTTAAAGACCACTATGGCCGGACAAGACCTCACAGTAAACATCAAGACGACCTCCGACGTCCCCCAGGCGATGGACAAAGCCGGCACCGCGGCTAGTGGATTTGACAAGCAGCTGGGCGATATCGGCAAGAAATTCAGCAACTCATTTAAGGACATTTTCCTTGGGTTTGCTGCACCAATGGTACTCCTTCAGGGGGCAATTTCTATGATTTCTGATGCAATCGCTAAAGCCAAACAAGACGCAAAGGAAGGCCTAGACCTGATCGCAAAGGGAGAAACTGTTTTTGCTACCACTGAAGAAAAACGAATGGCTATTCTCTTTAAGGCAAAGAAACAAAGGGAAGAAGAGCTCAGGCTTATCGAGGCAGGTAAACAAGAAATGACTCGCGAATTTCTTACTAAGACAGAAGCAGGCAAAGCCATGGCCCAGCGAATGGTGTCTGGTGCTGTAGCCATGCAACAGCCAGCCCCCACGATTGACCAAATGTCTAAAATGAAAGACGTCCAGGGCGAAGCAATCGACAGGTTTCTCAAATCTCCAGAAGGCGCCGAATATGCCAAGATCCTAGCAGAAGAAGAAGCCAAGAAATCAGCCGCAGACCAACAGAAGCCCGGCACGTTCAAGGGCCCGGAAGGCTTCGGCAGCGTGATCGGCGTCGGCGCGAACCCGGTCATGGAGAAGATGACCAGGCAGAACGAGCTGCTCGAGGAAATCCGCGACCTCACGTTCCAGCAGATGAACCTCAACAACGGAGGCAACGTCGCCGACCCCTTCACCGAACGCGTCCCGCTCACCCTCCAGAAGATGGGCGCCGTCTAATTTACCATGGCCCTCATCTCGACAGGCAACGTCCTAAGCTCCGAAGTCCTGCAACCAGGCTACACCTTCCAGTCCGACGGCTTCGGCCTCGTCACCGGCTCGGCTACCTTCAAAATCGACAAGACGGCGACGGCTCCGATCAGCGTCCGCGGAACGGCATTCCCCTCTGCTCCGTACGCATATACCAAGGCGCACAAGGCCTCTCAGACCACCGACGCGCTGGAATATAAGACCATCAAGGTGGATTATGTCGGCATCGACCCGACCATCAACGGAGGCGTGATGACCAACGCAAACACCTCGGTCGCCAACGGCCTGACTGCCGAGAACATCACGACTCATCCGAATTTCTTTACCGCGGCTGCTGGCTTCGGAGGCATGCCCCTCGCCGGCCTTCCTTCCGACTTCGGCGGCGCTTACGATGACTCGACCCTCGGGCCTCCCGTCACTGTCCTGAATGTCACCACGGGCAAGCCGGTCGTCGTTCCGTCTTCCCAGGGCTATAACGGCGCATGCTTTGAGACGGGTGCTGGCGGCCGCTTCATCGGCTTCGTCGACCCTTCCTTCCCCGATCTCTACGGCAAGACCCAGTACCTCTCCCGCACGACGACCTATTCGGGCACGATCTACACGACCTCGCAGGCCTATGTTCAAGCGCTCTATGCCTTGCTCGGTTCGGCTACCTCGACCGACTCCTGGGGCATCTTCAAGCTGATTCCCGCGTGGGGGCCGACCGGAACGGGTGACTTCGGCAATCAAAACCTTCTATCGCAGGTCAACGTCGAGGAATTCGGCGCCCTGTATAAGATTAATTACGAGATTCGCTATTCAAAGGAAGGCTGGCCGTTCGACGTCTACGTCAACATCTGACCGATGAGCGTTCAACCCGGCACAGGCTACACCTTCACGTCCTCCAGCCAAGGCACGACCTTCTCCATCCAGACCCCTTGGTCTCCGTGGGCGTTGTATCCCGTGCCGGAGGGGACAAAGCACCCGTTCCAAGTAACCGACCTCGGGCCGAAGACTGTCGGCGGCACGCTCTCCTATTGGTTCACTGTCCAGCCTGGGCTAGTCAACAACCTCGACCCGATGATCGAGGGGACATCGTGGTTCATGACGCACATGCCCGTGAGCGATTACGAGTTCGTCTACTACAAGTGGCAGTTTAATCCGACGACCCACTACTCCTACATCGTGCTGAAACTGGGCTTCGACTCCTCTACGCTGAAGTACCCTGACGACAACACGGCGCACGTCAGCGCAAGCCCGTCTTACCCGGTCGTCGCATCCCTGACTTACATGCCGACCACCGGCGACATCGACTCCTATATCGTACTCGCCACGGCCTACCAAGACCCGACGACCAAGGCCGTCACTGTCTGGCAGGATGTCACCAAGTCGCTCTGGACGGATCGCATCAAGGTCACGGGCATCACGGCGCGATATTACTTCGCCAGCGTCTAAGCGCCGATGCCGACGCCTCCGACATATACCAGCGCTTTCCGCGTGGTCGGTGGTCTAGCCGAGAGCATTACGCTTGGCCAACCATCATGGGGCTATTTCCGGTCGGCACCGATTGGCGCAGGTTACGCCGTAGATTACGCTGCTGGTACATCGTCTTATGACTATGTCGATACGGCTTACGCTGGCATCACTGCGATGACATCGACGCTCTATCGGACTTGGTTTCCATTTCAGCTGCAAGTCGTTTTTAACAACCCATTCGGAAGTCTTCCTTCAGGCGTCGTCGTCCGTGGATGGGTGTTTGGCGACCCTGACGATTATGATCGCCCATATGTCGCCGAGGAAGACTTTGCCGGCGGCATGGTAGGCGCGACTGTGACGGCTTACGATGGGGCCATCCCTGGCTATGCGACCTTCACGCTCGCAACGGAGGCCGGCAATCATAACGGCGTGGCGCAAGATACTTTGACTTTTAACGGACCTCCGACGGCCATCACCTTGCCCTGACCCCTCCCCCACCCCCCCCTTGCCAATCTTCGCAGGATTAAGACCCGATGAGCTGCCCAAACACCGTAACCGTCTCGCAGGGCAACTCCTTCGCCTGCACGTTCACTTGGACTCCCGGTGCATCTGGCCCGGCCAACCTCCTCGCCACGACCATCACCTCGACCCTCGAGGATCGTGACGGCGCCGCTTATCCGATGACCATCACGGTCGCGGGCGACGGCCTGTCCTTCACGGTGGCCTACACGGCGGGCTCTACGGCCAACTGGGCGCTCGGCCTTGCCAAGTGGGACATCAAGTTCGTCTTCCCTGGCGCGACCATCAGCCGCACCGAAATCTTCCGCGTCAACGTCATCGACTCCGTCACCGCCTAAGCGACCGTTATGCCTAACGCGACGATCACTTCGACGGCCTCGACCTTCGGGACTATCTCGGGCACGTTTGCCGCCGACCAATCCACCATCACCGGCACCATCTCGGGCGTCATCACGGGCACGCTGGACGGCTCTGTTGGGGTGCCTGGACCGCAAGGCCCCGCGGGGGCGACGGGCAGTCAAGGGCCAGTCGGTCCTCAGGGCGAACCGGGCGAAGGCGTTCCCACGGGTGGCAGTACGGGCCAGTACCTGGTCAAGACGTCTGGGGTGGATTTCGAAACTGGCTGGCAGACCCTTTCCCTCTCCGGCTACCTGAGCCTCGACGGCGGCGAGATGAACGCCAACGCCGAAATCACCTTCGAGGACACGGCGCTTGGCCGCGTGGCTCTGGCCTCTGGGTCGGCCTTTGCGGTTTCCTCGTCGAGCAACCCTGACCTCGTCTCCAATCTCCTTTACGACCGCGTCTTCGTCCAGAACGCCACGAGCAAGACCAGCATCATCCCGACGGGCGTCGAGTTTCCTGACCTGACGATCCAGACCACCGGCTTCACCGGCTGGAACAACGTCGCCCTTACGGGTAACCCGACCGCCCCTACCGCGGCCCTCGCCGACAACGATACCTCCATCGCCACCACGGCCTTCGTGCAGCAGGAACTCCTGTCGGGTACGGCCAACGCTCGCAACCTCGAGGTCTACGTCCGTAACCAGACCGGCTCGACCCTGGCCGCCGGCACGATCGTCTACATCGACGGCGCTACGGGTAACCGCCCGACTGTCACCCCTGCCCAGGCTAACAACGACGCGAACTCGGCCCAGACCTTCGGCTTCGTCAAGACCAGCATCGCCAACAACGGCTTCGGCTTTGTCATCGTCCGCGGCGAAGTCGATAACCTCGATACCTCGGCGCTGACCGAAGGCGTGCAGCTGTACCTGTCCCCGACCACGGCCGGAGCGTACACGACCACCAAGCCCTCCGCCCCCCAGCATCTCGTCTACGTCGGCATCGTCGTGCGTGCCCATCCGACGCAGGGCGTCATCCTTGCGGCCATTCAAAACGGGTACGAGCTGAACGAAATCCACGACGTCGCGATCTCCTCCATCACGGACGGCGACCTGCTGTCCTACGAGTCGGCGACGACCCTCTGGAAGAACAAGAGCATTAGCACGCTCGGGCTCTTGACCTCGGCCACGGCGGCAACGACCTATTACCTCCAGACCAACCCGGCTGGTTTCATCACGTCTTCGGCGCTGACCGGCTATGCAACCGAGTCTTGGGTCAATAGTCAGGGATTTGCCACCCTGACGACCGATGAGAAAAACGCCATTGTCGATGCGTCTTTCAAAACCTATTCAGCCCCGGCGACTTATAGTTACGATTTTACAGGCGTAGGCACTTTCACGCTTTATGATGCTTCGGTTTATTCTGACGGAGAGCAGATTCAAATCGATCAGTCTGATGTATTCAACATCACGAGCAGCATCGGAAGCCTGCCGTATTCCAGGACCATCTACGTCCCGACGATTTACGCAGGCTCGCCTTCGGTTTATTATGTCGAAGACTTGGTGTCCTATCTTGCAGGACTAGGGATTGGGTTCACGGCTTCTTGGTCTGGCCCATCCGCTACCCTTACGCTAGACACGTTTTACGCTGCTCTTTATTCGGGATTTCACTACCTACAAAAGCCCGTTATTCCCCTTCAGTCTGGTAGCAAGTTCATGCTCGAGGAGGGTTTAAATAACTACCTCGCGGCCATTGGTGTCACTTACAGCGCTCCAGATGGTTCGGCTTACATTTACAGCGCGGGGTCGATGAGCTGGGACAAGCCGTGGGAGACCTGGGCTTATAGCAAGGCCGTGACCGATGGTTTTATCAGCGGATGTGCTAAACTTTCCGGTACGAATAATTATGGACCAGGGACTCAAAAACTCCCTGCTTCTGCCGCTGGTTATGCTCCATTGAATATCCCCCACGGATCTGCGCCTACAGCGCCAGACAATGGAGATATCTGGACGACCACTGGCGGTCTTTTCTACCGCATCAACGGAACGACTGTCAGCCCTGCCACGCTTGCGGGCGGTACTTACACGGGCAAGATCACTACCGCCGCGTCCGCATCGGGCAGCGCCGGATTTGGTCTTCCGCATGGGGCTGCTCCGTCCGCGCCGGTGAATGGCGACATCTGGACGACGACGGGTGGAATTTCCGTACAATTGAATAGCGTCAGCCATCAGATTGCGACGAACAAATCCAGCTTTACTTTCCAAGCAAACACGAAGCTTAGCACAACGGCTGCAACATCGACAAGCGCAGGTTTTAGTCTGCAAAGCGGAACTACTCCCACTACGCCCGCGGCTGGAGACATCTGGATCACGTCGTCGGCCCTCCAATACTGCTCATCGGCTGGCGCGGCCCGAACTGTTGCGGCTCTTCAGGCTACCAACACACACACGGCCGGAGCTAAAAATACATTCGTCCACAACTCCGCGCTGGCCGGCATCAACATCGGACCTGCGGCTGGAGACCCTTCCTCTCCCTCCAACGGCGACGTCTGGCTAAACAGCACGACCAACGCGCTCAACGCTCGCGTCAACGGAGCAACTCAGGCCATCAATACCACCAAGGCGTGGGTGAACTTCAACGGAACTGGCACTGTCGCTATCCGGGCGTCGATGAATATCTCGAGCATCACTGATAATGGTGTCGGAGATTATACCGCAAACTTTACGACGGCCTTTAGCGACGCCAACTACGCTTGCGCCTTTTCCGTTCAAGCATCAGGCAACACTCAGGCATCAGTTTATGCTGGCGCAGTAAAAGCCACTAGCATTACGGCGGCGGCGACCCTTATGTCTACCACTCAATGCCAATTCATCACTGCTGGAACAGGTTCGGCAGGTGACATCGCCTTAGTCATGGTTACCTTCACCCGATGAACAACCCTCGCATCATTTACCCGACCCCCGAAGGCGGCGTCGCCATCATCATCCCCGCCCCAGACTGCGGATTGACCATCGAGGAAATCGCCGCGAAAGACGTCCCCGCTGGCATCCCTTACAGCATCGTCGACGCCTCAGACATCCCCGAAGACCGCACCTTCCGCAACGCCTGGGAATACAACGCATGAGCATCCGCATCAACATCGACAAAGCCAAGGCCATCAAGCTCGACCTTTTCCGGGCAGAGCGTGCGCCTAAACTTGAAGCCCTTGACGTCGCCTTCATGCGCGCCTTCGAGAACGCCGACGCCGCCGAGTGCGCCCGCATCGCCGCCGAGAAGCAAGCCCTTCGTGACGTGACCAAGGTCACCTTGCCCGACGATCTCGCCGCCCTCAAGGAATTCAAACCCGATATCCTCAAATGATCTACATCCTCTGCATCGTCCTCGGCTTCGCCGGTGGCTTCTACGCTGGCGTAAAGAACGCCTCCTCCTCCAAGGTCGAGAAGGCTAAGAGCCTGCTTGATATCTTCAAGGGCCGCTAAGGTATGCGTTCGCTCCTGGTCATTGCCTTGCTGGCCCTGACCGGGTGCTCCTCGTCCAAGCCCCCGCTGCCTGTCCAGCCTGACGCCCCTACCTCCGAGGCCGTCGTCGCCACCATCGGCAAGGAGTGGGACAAGGCCGACCAGAAGGTGGCCGCCGCGATCAGCATCGCCCGCGAGAACGCCGACAAGCCCGCCGTGGTCCGTGGCGAGACCGCCGTGGCCCTATCCTTCCTGCCCGCCCCCGAAGCCGGCGAACTCGCCCTAGCCAGGGCACGCGCCGCCAAGCCAGAAGACCAGAAGGCCTACGGAGACGCCGTCGCATACGGGAAGAAACTCCTCGCCAGCATCGACGCGAACTTCGCCGCCCTCGAAGCCCAGCAGAAAGAAGCCCTCCGCGTCTCTCAGCTGAAGGACCGCCGCATCGAGGAACTCACCGCCGAGGTCGAGCGCGTGAAGAAGGAAGCCTCGGCTAATCTCTGGACCTTGGCCGGAGTCGGATGCGCTCTGTTGGGGGCTGTCTCCATGGTCTTCGCCGGCCCGAAGGTCGGTCTGCCTCTCCTCGCTTGCGGCGCCGCGATCGGCGCTTTCCCGTTCGTCGTCGAATCGGAATATTTCGGCATCATCGCCGGGACTACGCTGGCCGCCGCCGCGTGCCTTGGTCTCTGGCTGCTCTGGGACAAGGTCCGCGACAAGGTCCACCAATCCGATGAGCCGCCGAAAGCCTAAAGTGAAAGTCGTGAGCCGACGACTTGGCCGTGAGCGTGCCTGGGGACAGGCCTTCATCGGCGAGAACAAGCTGGAGATTGACCCCCGCCTCGGCGCTCGGCGTTTTCTAGAGGTCTTGGTGCATGAGGTCACGCACCTCTGTCATCCCGGTATGCCCGAATCCGAAGTCGACCGAACGGGCAAGATGATCTGCAAGGTGCTCTGGGAACAGAACTACCGCCGCGTCCTGCTCGAGCCTAACGCCAAGCCCCCGCGCATCTCATGAGCGCCATGAACCCAGAAGAAATCCCGCATGAGGTCAAAGACGGCCTCGTCGCCGGCGTGCTCGGAGGTCTGGCCATGGTCGCCCGTCTGCTGCTCTCGACCGAACCCGTCTCCATCGGCTGGGTCATCCGCCGCGTCTTCGCCGCCGCGATCACTGCGGCCTTGGTCGGCTACGCTATCCA